TTCCAAGAAAATGATGTTCCAGATGATGGACAAAGATATTGGGTTGTTGGTGGAAACCAATGGTCAGATCTTTTATCTATAGATCAATTCTCAAGAGCTGAATATATCGGTGAAGCTGATCTTCCATTTAAAGGTGGATTAACAGCAAAGAGATGGATTTCATTTATGTGGATGGCATTTAGTGGCTTAAACAAAGATGGTTCTAATGATAGATTTACATTAGCATGGCATAAGTCATCAATGGGATTAGGTGTAGGTTCAGATGTAAGAACTGAAGTAAACTACATACCTGAGAAGGTAGCACACCTAACTACATCATACATGTCAATGGGTGCAGTACTTATTGATACTGACGGATGTAGAATCCAGAAATGTAGGGAGAGTTAATCATGGCATACGCAACCTCAAATCCTATTAAGAAGATCTCTCAAATGGGAGATAGTAATTCTATGTGGTATTACTCTGATGGAGATGCCATAGGAACTATTGATGATGCAGATTACTTTTTATCAGCAACAGGCGACCTGAACGCTGGTGATGTAATCATTGTAAACAGTGGTGGATCAAATGGTGTAGTAGATATTTTAATTGTATCAGCTGCAACATCCTCTACAGTAACAACTGCATTATTATCATAATCATATTGGGGGGTTAAATACCCCCCTTTTATAATGGCAGATACCAAAGTAGATATATGTGCAAGAGCAATCATAATGATCGGAGCTTCTCCGATTTCTTCATTTGATGATGGTTCAACAGAAGCCTTAGTCGCTTCTAATATGTACGAAAACATACTGAAGTCTTGTCTATCAAGACACAGATGGAAGTTTGCTACAGAACAAAAACAACTTTCTTTATTAGCTGATGCACCTACTGGAAGATATGAGTTTGCTTATCAGCTACCAGCAAGTCCTGAACTACTTGTTTTAAATACAATAACAGTTAATGATAATCCTATACAGTATGCTAGGTATGGAGATAAAATATTTGTAAATTCTTATGGTTCTACAAACACATTAATAGCAGATTATATATTCAGACAGGAAGAAGCAGAGTTTCCTGAATACTTTAAACTAGCTTTACAATATAAATTAGCAGCAATATTTGCTGGATCTGTAGCAAGAGATGCTCAGATGATTCAACAGTTTGAAACACTTGGTGAAAACCAAATGAGAATAGCAAAGAACATAGATAGTCAGGAAGTATCTAATAGTGTTCTAAATACAAAAAGGTTTATACAGGATAGATTGACAACTGGAGGGTACTAATGGCTAATGTCCTTAGAACTGTATACACTAACTTTGCAAGTGGAGAACTAAATCCTTTATTAAATGCAAGAACAGATGCTTCAGCATACTTTAATGGAGCAAAAAAACTTAGAAACTGGTATCTACTAGACGAAGGTGGTCTAATGCGTAGACCAGGTACAAGCTATAAAGCAACCTTGCCAGGTGCTTCAAGAATAATTCCCTTTATATTTTCTAATGATGAGATGGCAGTATTTGCATTATCAAATAATAGATTAGATGTATTTGATAGTACTGGTGCAAGTATACAAGCTAATATAACTTCTAATTGTAACTGGAGTACATCAGAATTATTTGAACTAAGTTATGCTCAGTTTGGAGATACAGTATTTATTGTACATAGAAACAATCCTATAGTTAAGATAGTTAGAACTTCTGCATCTAACTTTGCAGTAAGTCTATTTACATTTGAAGAAGATGAAACTGTATCTGTTGGTGGAGCAAATAAAACTACACAACCTTTTTTTAAATATGCAGATTCAACAATATCTGTAACACTTTCTGATAAAACAACTGGTACTGGTAGAACATTAACAGCAAGTGCAGACGCTTTTACAAGTTCATACACAGGAACATATTTATTAGTAAATAATAAACAAGTAAAAGTAACAGGATATACAAGTGCTACTGTAGTTACAGTAACAGTACTAGAAGAAGTAGATACAGTTGGTCCTCATTTTACATGGGCAGAACAACTAATATCTTCTATTAGAGGTTTTCCTCAAGCTGTTACATTCCATGATAATAGATTATATTTTGGTGGAGTAAGAGATAAACCAGCTTCTGTTATAGGATCTAAAGTTGCAGAGTATTTTAATTTTGAAATAGGATCAGGTAATGCAGATGATGCAATAGATGTAACTATTACAGCTGATAGAATTAATGAGATAAGACACTTAGTTAGTTCTAGAAACTTACAAGTATTTACAGATGGTGGTGAGTTTTTTGTACCTACATCTACTGATACATCAGCTGTTACACCTTCTAATATTGTATTTATGAGACAAACACCTTATGGATGTAATAGAGCAAAGCCTGTAATATTTGATGGTGCTACACTATATGCACAGAAAAATGGTAAAGCTATTAGAGAGTATTTATATTCAGATGTAGAAACAGCTTATGCATCTACATCAATATCTATCCTAGCATCACAAGTTATAGATAGTCCAGTAGACATGACTATGATAACTGGTACATCTACAAGACCAGAACAGTTTGCATTTTTTACTAATACAGATGGTACACTTGCATTGTTTCATAGTATTAGATCTGAAAAGATAGCTGGTTGGACAGCATGGAGCACTAGATCTGGAGATAAGTTTACAAGTATTACAGCAGTTAATGAGAATTTATTTACTGTAGTATCAAGAGTAATAGGTGGATCTACAATACATACATTAGAAAAGTTTGCTGATGATGATTCATTAACACTTGATTGTTCTGGAGTTACTACACTTAATCAACAAGGTGCACCTAAAGTAAATGGTGGTAGTCAGTCAGGATCTAACCTGAATGTAGATGGTTATACATCTGCTCCTAATCCTAATGATATTATTACAATAGCTGGTAACAGTACAGAATACACTATACAGACTGTAAATGCTACAGCATCTGGGTATACATTAGTATTAAATCAAGTATTAGCTGCAACACCATCAGATAATGCAGTAATAACAATAGTACAGGGTAGACTACATAATACACCATCACACTTGACATCTACATTAGTTTATGCTGTTGATGGTACAATGGCACTTGGAACATTCACTACATCAGGATCTAATACTATAACACTCAATGAAGCACACCCAGCTGGTGTAACTATTGGATTTAATTTTAGTCCTGAGTTAGAAACTATGCCTATAGATAAAGAAGTTCAGAATGGTCCACTAACAGGAGAGTTTAAAAGAATATCTAGAGCAGTTATAGATGTATCAGATACACTTAATATTGCACTCCAGGCATCAGATAAGACAGCAAAAAATTTAATTATTAGACAAGTAGACTTTAATGTAGGGCAATCGGTGAGCAGTGTGACTGGTAAAAAAGAGTTTTACTTCTTAGGATATGATAGATCCCCTACAGTTAAAGTAACACAAACAGAACCATTACCATTAAAGTTATTAGGAATGGCATTAGAGGTAGTATTTTAATGAGTGCAATAACACCAGCAACAATGTTTATGATATCAGCTGGTATCAGCACAGCTGGTACATTACTGCAAATGAGAGCAGCAAATGCAGCTGCAAGAGAAAATATAAGAAGATACGAACAAGAAAAAAAGGTTGCAGAGTTTGAAGGTTTACAAGCAGAACTTGCTAGAAGAAGAGAAGTAGAACAAATACTAGCTAATAACAGAGCTGTTAAAGGAGCTAGTGGTGTTGGACAAAGTAGAAGTTTTCTTGCAATACAACAAGATATTAGAAATGTTTTAGAACAAGATTTAGCTACTAATAGATTTAATGTAAATAAAATTAAAACATCTTATGACCAAGCTATTTATAATGAAAAATTAGATCGTAGATATTCTAATATAGGTTCATTAGTAAATGCTTCTACTACTATAGTAAATGGATGGCAATACCATGATATGTATTTACAAGAAGGAGAAAAAACATTTGGACAAAAAGCTATAGGATTTAAGAATAGGATTATTCGTGGTTAAAATAACAAAAATACAACCAACTACTACAGTATCACCATCATCTACAGCTTCTAGAATGGGTGTAGTAACAGTAGGTACTCCTAATATATCTGGTATAACTGAGCCTATTGCTGATTCTTTAAATGCTTTTGGTGAAGCACAAGCAAAACTTTATGACACTAAATGGTTAAATAACTACGAATTTAATACAGGAATGTTTATAAATAATCATGTTAATGATATCTTAGCTTCAGGAGAAATACCAAACCTAGAAAAATTTAATGCTGAAATGAATGCATATAATGATGCTATTTTAACAGAAGCACCAGAAAGATTAAAAATTGCAGCTAATGGTTATTTTCAAACAAAATTTATAAACAGTTTTGAAGTATTAAGAGATCAAGCTAATACATTAACTTTTAATGATGCAGTAGAAACACATAGTATTTGGAGTAATAATATTATTGCAGACTATGAAAATAGTTTATTACAAATTACTATGACTGCTCCAGATCCAATAACAGCTATGGAAAAGATACATGAACTATCTGGATCTACATTAACAAATGCTTTAGAAGGATATTCAGAAAGATATAGTTCACTATTTCCATTTAGTGGTGGTAAATTTAATGAATTAACTCTTAAAGAAAGTGAATTAAATTTATTAAAAAATGTTGAGGTAGCAAGAGTAAATGCAATTTATAGATCTTTTTATCAAGGAATAGATATTACAAATTCTATAGAAGTAGAAGCAGCAGATAAAGCAGCAGCACTTTTCCAAAGTAATTATTTAAAAAATAAAGATAATGCAAGAGGATTAAATTATGAAATATTTACAGAATATCAAGAAGGAGAAGATACACCAATTTCTATTGGAGAAAATACAATAGAATCTGTAATAGCAGAAACAAATACATATTTAGGACAACTTAGATCTTCAAACACAAATAAAGCAGTTAAAGGTGAAATAGATAAGTTATCAAAAAATTATGAATTTGTTGAAGGTATAGAAAAAAGTTTAGGAAATATAACTGATTCATCAGGAGAAGGAGCTTTATTTACAACAAGTCTTGGAGGAACAGGAGAAGTACAACCATATACTTTTAAGCAAATGAAACAGTATTTTATAAATAGTGGAGTTGAAGTAACTGATGCTAAAATACAAACACTTACAGATAAAAACATTGCTAAATTTAATGCAATAAGTGTTTTTAGACTTGGTACAACTTTAGCTGCTAATGATACTTTATTTGAAAATCCAGGCAAAAGGGTTTCAATATTAATAGATGAAAGATTATCAGATCAAGATATTACATTATTAGGAGGAAAAGATAATATTATGAGTGGCTATTATAATTATCTTTTAAATGGATTTGGATATGAAAACAATGTTCAATTTTTTGAGAATCAAGATGAAAATAATTTAACTACTATAACAAAACTTATGCAATTTGAAGATTATATTCCTTCAGGATATAGTAATTGGTTTGCTACTTTAGATGAACAAACAATAGCTAATGCTAATGTAGAAGATTTAGTTTCTTTAATTTCAAAAAGATTACCAGCATATGATGTTTTAACTAATGGTGGTGCATTTCAACCAGATGGAATGTCAAATGATTTATATGATTTTTATAGTAAGCTATCAGAATATCGTAGAGAAGGTATGTCAAACGAATCTATTATACAAGTAATGAAGAAAAATTTAGATAGACCTGAATCTGTAAATAAAGAAATAGAAACTATAAATCAAACATATTTAACAAATACAGTAGTAGGTAATGAAGAAAGTTTATTTGTAAATGCTATGGTAGAAATGAGTAAAGCTGCATATACAAATGATGGACATAGAAGAAAAATATACGATCATATGGGTCTTAGAGGGTATCCAATTCCAAATGATGAAAAAAGTGCTGAACGAATTTTTAGAAAATTTTACAATGAAAATTCTGGTTTAATAGATAGAATGATTCAAGAAAGTACAATGGGGTATTTTAATTCTATAAGTACAACTCGTGATACAGAAGATCAAAAGGCTCAAAGATTTAATCAAGCAATTAGATACTCATTTAACAATTTAAACAAAGGTAATTATGGCAATACAGAATTTATGGACAATGTAAGTGGATCTTCATATATGTTTATGCCTATAGAAAAAGAACATAAAAATATAGCTAAAGTAGATATTGGAAATTCATTTGCTGCATATGCTTATAATAATATTTCAGAAGTATTATCAGATATAAATCATCCTATGTATGAATCACTTACAGATCAATTTACTACTAAAGATGGTAAAGTACAAATACCAAGTATAGAAAAAATAAAAGAATTAATAGAAACAGGAAATATATATTTAACTTATAGAGATGATGGTGGTTCTGGTACACAAGCAACTTACGATATGGTTGTAGCTAATAGTGGTACAGCATATATAGAACCTGATAATTTTGATTCATTAAATTCAGTTAGTTTTGATGGATCAGGTTTTAATCCTACTGAATATACATTAAATGGTAATTGGACTTTAGATAATTTAAAACAAAAATTTAGAATGGATTTTGCCTCAGATTATGGTCAAGCTGGTGTGTTGGATAAAGCAGAAAATATTTTAATAGCTCCTATTGTAATTTGGGCACAAGATACTTTTGGAGATTTAGATATAGAAGCAAATTATGCAAAACTATTACAAGAACTACACTCAAATCCAAGTACTAAATTATATTTAAGTTTTCAATTAGATCATAAAGACAAAAAATTTAATTCTATAGAAGATAGAAACACAGTATTTAATATTGTTGATGAAGGTATGAGTAGAATTTTAGATATAGAAAAAACTAAATATAGTGATGATCTTTTAAACAAAACATATAATTTTGTTGATGAAGAATATAATAATTTTACACCTATTACAAAAGCATTTCTAAGTAAAGTATTATTAGATAATCCTAATATTAATAAAAAAGAATTTAGAAAAGCAGTAATAACATCAGATATAGAATATTTTAATAATTTATATAATTCACCTGAATTAAATCCATTTTTTACATTATTCTTTGTTCCACAACTAATTGAATTTAATGAGTAATATTAAAACAATAAAATTTGGTGAAGCTGGACCACAAGTAAAATTACCTAAATTTAAAAGTTTTCAAATAGATACATCAAAAGAAAATATTAGTAAGAGATTAAATACAGCCAAACAATTTTTTGGTGATCCTAACATGATGGGTAGAGCTTTAACTGATAATGCTTTTATAGGCATTCCTTTTAAAATGAGGGATTATTTTAAATATAATGATGATGAAGAAGAAGGATATATACCAGCTTTAGATCCACAATTAGTAGTTACTGGATTATACGATCAATTCCCAGAATATTTTTTTGATTCTAGATCTGCTTTAGAATCTACAGCAAGAGTATCTAACTTAAATCAAAAATTTAATGATATGAAAAATCCAATGTATAATGCTACTAGAGTTGCAAGTGAAATATTTTTAGATCCATCATCATTTCTATTATTAAGTAAGCCATTAAGACTTGCTCTTATGGCAAAAAATAAAAATAGATTTTCTACTATAGGAAAAATAATGGGAGTAGAAGAAACAAGTAAACAAATATTTGACCAAGATAGAACAGCAACAGATGCAATAGTTATTGGTACACTTGCTGTAGCTTTACATAAACTTAGTCCAACATTAATGAAGTATGATAAAAGGTATAACAAATATAGATATGATCCTTCTAATGATAGAGGTGTTATTATTGATATGGATGACTTAGCTGATGTAACAAAAACAGAAGCTGGTACTACATCTACTAGATTACTTATAGGATCTAAACCAGTACAAACAATTAAAGTTCCACCTAAACCTGGAGTTCCTAAAAATGTAAAAGATTTATTAAAGATATTTCAAAATGAATATCCTACTATGACAATAATTGTAGGTGGTAAACCAGGTAAATTATCTGGAGGTAAGTATGTTCCAGCTTACTATAATAAATTCAAAGATGAAATGGTATTAGATATAGAAGGTATAAAACAAATGTATCGAGATGGTAGACCATTTAAAAATGTAAAAATGGCAGATGGTACAGTTATTGGGTTTAAAAAAAGTGCATTTAAAAATGAAGATGAATTTGTTGATTTTGTTATGCGACATGAATTTGCACACAAAACATACAGAAGAAGAAAGGGAGAAGGTAAAGCAGCATATGAAAATAGAATTAATAAAATTGCTTATCAAGGTGTTGTAGATAATAGAAAAGATATTCAAAGAATAGGATCTACAATCCTAGATGACTATAAAGTTAAAGATCAAGAAGCATACAACTATGGAATGTTTGAAAAAGAATTATTTGATAATATGAGATGGCAAGATATTGGTTATAAAAATTCAACATTAAGAAGTGCTATTGTTACAGGCTTAACAAAAGCAACACAAATATTATCACCATTAGATTATTTTATACATTCAGGTAGTAAAACAGGAAAATTATTTGCAATAAATATGTTTAACAGTCCTTTAATGTATAAATTTAATAAAGGTTTACCTAGTCCAGATACAGTAGAACAAATGAGAAATTTACAATTTGGACCAATTATGTTTGATGTATTGGAAGAAGGATATCAAGTAGCAAAAAGAATAACTAGAAAAATGCAAGGTAAAGACAGAGCATTTATTATGAGTTGGAAAGGATTTTCTTCTTTAAAATTTAAAAATGTAATGACACCTGACGAAGTTTTTAAAGCTGTAACATATGCTAGAATGAATGGAAACAAACATGAGTTACCAGATATAGCTGAATATGCAACATACATAAATAAATTTTTTATACCTATAAGAGATAAGGCAAATGAATTAGGTTTACCTTTTATTTCAAATATAAAAAGAGAAGAAATTGTAAATATACATGATAGTTATTTTGCGAATCCAAGAAATAAAGTTTACAAAAACAAAGTAACTGGAGAAACATGGACAAGAGCAGAAGCTGCTGCATATAAAAAAAATGTTGAGTTAGATGTAAAATTAACTAAAGCATTTGATGATCCAAATTATGTACCTATAAATTGGATATATGACCAAATATCTACAAGATGGGATGAGTTTAGTAGTTTATTAGCTAAACAAATGGGTTTAGCTAGAGATAAAAAAACTGGTGCTAGAAAATATACAGATGAAGATATAAAAACAATTATACCAAACTTTATGAATTATGCTGAAAATGCAGCACCTATAACTCCTAAAGGAGTACCACCAGGAATGTTATACCAAATGAAAAGAGGATTTTTTTCTAAACATTTAAAAACAAGATTTTTAAAAGATATTGATTATGTACCATTAATGAGAGCTGGTTTTATTGATGATAATATGCAAGCAATAATTGCACATTACTTTAGATCAATGGCTCCTGATATAGCTATGACAGAAAAGTTTGGTGACCCATTTGGTTTTGGATGGTTTTATGGACAAAAAAAAGGTCTTGCTCCTGGCATAATACAAATATCAGAAGATTTAATAAAAGACGGACCAAAAGGATATGGTTTATCTAGCTCAGAATTTGCAAAAAGATACGAAATGGAAATAACAAAAGCTGAAAATGTTGTATCTTTAGTTAAAAATAAATTTGGTTTACCAGATAATCCACAAGGATATATGTACAAAACATCTAATATTATAAAAATATCAAGTAATTTATTACATTTAACAGGCATTACACAAATAGCAGATATAGGTAGAGTTATAGCTGTAGATGGATTAATGAATACAATACCTAAATTATTACAAGCATTTAGTGGTGGTATGGGTAAAGCTCTTTTTGAAAAGGGTTTAAAAGAATCTAATTTAGCTTTTCAAGCAATTGATTTAGGATTAAATTTTGGTAGACAAGATATAATTTCTGGTAATGACCAGCTAAGAAGTAGCTTTACTGGTGTTGAAAAAATATTTCAAAAACTAAATCAAATAGCTTTTCAATATGGAAACTTACAAAATCCTTGGACAACTGCAATAAAAGTTCCAGCTACTTTATTAGTTAATACTAAGTTATTAGATATAATAGAAAGAATACCTAAAGGTAAAGCTAAACAATGGGAAATTGAATACTTAAATGGTTTAGGTATAGGTAGCGAAACAGCAACACATAAAAAAATATTAAAAGATATTTTAGATAATTATTATAAACATGGTCATGGTGTAGGTACTAAGAATGGTCCTTTTGCAAAAGAGTATGATTTATTAAAGTTACCAAATACAGATCTATGGGATAATACTACAGCTACTATGAAGTTTAGAGCAGCTTCTAATAAAGAAGTAGATAATGTAATTGTTACTCCAGGATTATCTGATGCACCATTATTTGCTAATACCGTAGCTGGATCGGTGTTATTTCAATATAAAAAGTTTGGTTTAGCATATACAAGAAGGGTTTTATATAGAGGAATGATGGTAGATGATGGTAACTTCTTACTAAACATTGGAGCATTAGTAGCTATGGGAATGATGATAGATGCCTTTAGATCACAACAAACAAATGCACCATATAGCTCTATGACATTAAGAGAAAAAGTATTAAGTGGTGCAGAACGAGGAGGAGTAGGTGGATATTTTACTGATATAGATAGATTAGTAATGGCATTTAGTAATAACAATGTAGGAATTAGACCTACTTTATTAGGTATAAACAAACCATATGGTACTACTATGAAAAGAAAGATGGGTTCTGTAGCTCCTGTAGGATCTACTATTGGTAATATATATGAAATTATGTATGATTGGGGTAGAGGTAAGCATAACCACCATACTGCTAGGAGAATAAGAAGATTAATACCATTTAACAATTTATGGTATGCAGATTTTTTGTTTGATAAACTAGAGAAAGGGTTATATTAGTAAATTATGGCATTAGCAATATCAGATACCTCGCCTAGAATACAGTATACAGCTACTGGTGGGCAAACATCATTTACAGTACCCTT